CCCCATCCACCATAATTCTTTTCAATAGACCATACATTGTAACTATCTACATCTTCTGTTCTGATACCAAATGCACCCAGTCTAAAACCATGAGTTCCAACAGAAGTACTATTGTTAGCAGCAATATCTACGGTTGCATTAGCAACAACCTTTCCAACACCAACATTTCCTCCAAATGGATTTAACAATAGGTTTTTAGCATTATTTCCAACACCGTTTGCTCCTTGTAAATAAGGAAAAGCATTAACAGTTTCAACTCCCATCCAAAGAGAATCAGAACTGTTAGTAGCACCCTTAACTCTAAGTGCTGCTTTTGTAACTGAAGTTGCTAAATCATTTGCTGAAGATGCATATTCTTGAGAACCTACTACACTTAATGGTTTATTAAATTGCCACTCATCAGAAGCTTGATCATATAATAAAGTCTTGTCATCTGCACCCTTAAGAGTTATACCTCCCCCAGAGGCAGCAGCATCAGTTGTAGATCCCTTAGCAATAACAATGTTCTTGTCCTCCACCTCAAGTGTGGCAGTGTTCAGAATCGTCTGAGTGCCGTTAACAGTGAGCGTCCCACTCAGTGTGAGGTCAGCACCAGTTGCACCTGCTGCAAGGGCATTAGCAGTGGCAGCAGTACCAACATTGGTTACTCCTGTTGCTATGTTATTGACATCTCCAGCAAGATTGTTAATCTCTAACCTCTGCTGTTCTATTGTGAATGTGGTTGCTACGTTTCTTAATGGCATTGTGGGGATCCTCTTAGTATGATGCTACAGCCCTTAGATCTTGAATCTTCGGTACAAATGCTGGATTTATTGTTTTCATTACGACCTTAATGGCAAATGATGAGAACTCAGGAAGATCTTCAACACTGTAACTCAACTCTTGATAAGAAGATTGTTTTTCAATAATACTACTGATAGAATTTTCAGCAGTTGCAATTACATCAACATCTGGCAATCCTGTACCATTAAAATATACCCATTCAATATCTTCAAAGTTTTCTTCTGAAGAAGATTTTTTAATTCTATATAAAACTTCAATATTGCTAATATCAACAGTGTTTGCAGTCAATCTGACATCTATTCCTGTTGCAGGATTTTGAACAGAAACTTCCTTAGTTATATATGATGCAGCACTAGATGTACCTTTAGATTGAATATCAGATACAAAATCAATACCATTATCATAAGTTACTTTAGAAACCATAACGTAACTTTCTTCACCAGCAGTTTGACCTGTCCATCCAATAATATCACCAACACGAATAATATCATTACTCTGTGCTGTTGTACCACCAGTTGCAAGTCTAGAATAATCTGTACCTGTTTCTAATGATGTAGCAGTATAGTTATTATTAATTGGTTTTTTATCATTAATAACTGTCAAAATCTTATTGTTTTGATTCCATAGTACAACTGTACCACTTATCTTATTATCATAAGTTTCATCTAATTGTGATGAATCCCTAACAAATACAGTAGATTGTGGAGAAGATATATTTGGAATAACTGGAACTTTTTCAGTAACATTACCTTCACTATTTGTAACAGTAACTTGCCCATTTATAGAGGTTTGACTAGCAAAATTTAATGCCTCTCCTTGCACAAATATATTAACAGTATCTACTCTGACAACTAAACTGGAACCAGCAACTTTTAATATTATACCTGAAGCATTTGTATTAACTCCAGTTATTCTTTGTCCACTAGTGATAGCAGTTCCTGTGCCATTTGTTACATTAAATTCCCATACTGGATAGAATTCAAGAACTTGATTTCTACGTCCAAACCTATCTTCTTGTCCACCAGCATTCTCAATTCTATTAGAAATAGTTTTAATTGATGCTCTAGAAAGATCAATTATTGGAGAAAGATGTGAAGAAGTACTTGAGAGATCAATTTTATAAGTTAAAGATCTATCAACAATTCCTGTATTAGTAATTTCATTAATTCTTGATGCAAGAACTTTTTGATTAATAAAATAGAAATCTTCATTTAAAAATGTCTTTTCATAATCTTCTGTTTGACTATATGTTGTAAATGTACCAACAGTATCATCAATTGGTGCAATATTAGTTGTCTTAACAGAGGTATCTATTTTAGTTTGAGCAAAAGTTAGATTAGGTACTATTGCATGAAGTTTTTCAAACTTTCTATTGTAAGTTGCATATACAGACGATCCACCACCAAAAGAACTTGAAGTTGCTTTGTTAACAGAAGTAATATTATAATGATCAACACCAGTATTGGTTACTGTGTAAAGAGTATCATTAAATTCTGTTGATGATAATCCTCCAGTATCAGTAGTACCTTTAAAGAATACATGAGATTCTCCATTATTACTAAATCCATTATTAGAATGTTTAATTTTAATAACAGATCTGTTATTTTTAAACAATGGTGAAGTTGCACTAGAATTTGAATTACTATTAGTTTCTATAGGAGAACTATCAAGTTTCTCATAACCAAGATCTTCATTGGTTAATAAAAGTTCACCAGATCTAGAAATATCAAATTCTGCACGATGTAAACTAAACTTAAGATCTTCAAATAGATCCTCTGTCCAAGCATTAGTATTCTGAGACTTAAAGAGAGAACCCAAAGCAGGTTGTGTTGTAACAATAGTACTTGTAGCAACTTCTGTATCACCTAACTTAGATACCCATACAAGATAATCAATAGAATCTGTCTCAAGTACAAGAGCATACTCAGTATCATTCTGTAGATAGACAGGATAATCAAACTCAAAGTTAGTTGGAGTAGTTGAATTAGTTACTCCATCCTGATCAACAGCAATACCCATACGAACTGCTGGAGTATCAATAGTAATAGAAGACTCAATCTCAGCACCAGAATTACCTGTACCAGTACCACGTATAATAACTGCTGGAGGTTCTGTATATTCAGAACCAGGAAGAATTATATCTGAATGATATACTTTACCATTAGAGACTCTTACTGTAGCAGTAGCACCTCCACCACCAGGTAATTGTGGACTTTCAATAGTTATGATTGCAGAATCATAAGATACACCAGCATTCTTAACCTTCAATCCAGTAACTCTACCAGAATCTTTTGTTATCTTAAGAGTGTTACTTGTATTGTTTGTATTATTAGCAGCAATAATAGATGGAACGGATAAAGTTTCATCTTTAATGAATGATGTTCCATTATGATTATCCAATACTAAAGTATAAATTTGATCATTGGTTAATGAAAATACTCCACTATTAGATGGGGTAAGTTCAATATTATTTCTATCAAATACACGAGAAACAGGACCAGAAGCATTAGATGATACTCCAGTTACTTTTTCACCTCTAGTAACATTTAATGCATCACTTGCAAGAACTCTTAAATATGTGTCAGGATTAATAACCTTCTGTGTGCCAGGTATAATGTTCTTACCTGGTTTTCCATTTTGAATATCAGTTAGATATACTCTAATTGGAATATTAGAACTCTTAGTGGAGAAGAATAAATCAACACTAGTACTGAATAAACCACCATCAAATCCCTCAACAGTAAATGTTTGAGCAAGTGGATTTGGTTTAACTGGATTCTCTGTATTACTATCTGTTACCTGTGTACCTTCATTTGCCTTAAAGAATGCAGGTGATGTAGATACAATAGAAGAAGGATTCTCAGGTAGAAGACCAGTTGCATAGTACTTAACTTCTGCATATGTTTCTACTGTATCCTTATTAGCATCTGTAGAACTTGATGTGAATCTAATAGTCTTTACACCAGTAGTAAATCTAATTTCACTAGAACTAGTATCATAATCTAAATTATCAGCATCTCCAGACCAAACACTATTTTCTCTAGGTGGTTGTCCAGCAGGAATTAAAATAATACCACTAGCATTACCATTCTCATCTGTTATAATAGGACTATTAAAGGAAGAAAGTGAACTACCAGCAATACCTGTATACTTAGAATCGGAATTGACCCAACGAGAAATATCCTGACCTTCCATAAATGGATATATTCTTGTATTAGGCTTAAGACGATTAATTACATAATTAACAGGAACACTTCTGGCGAAGAATGACAGAGAAGTAGCTACAACACTAGATCCAACTCCTTTAGTAGAAAGTCCTTTTCCAATCTCATTGTTGTCAGGACTTACGTTTGATGAACTAGAAACAGAAGCATTAGTAACATTAGAACTTGATATATCACTATTTGTATCAGCAAAAGATTCAATGTTAAAGAATGCTCTATCTGCACCTATCCAATTAACTTTATATGAATTATAAAGACTTGAAAATGCATCTGTTAGATTATCTTTAGCAATGAATATTGAATATAAATTTGTATTGTTATCTGTAACAAGAGGTGCAACACTATTATCATACCAAGAATCTGCATTAGGTCCAATAAATGAATCACCAGCATATTGCAATACTACAAATGGATTGGGATTAATTGTATTGGTAGCAAAAGAATTGCCTAACAATTCTAATTCACTAAATGGCAATGTTATGCGATCACTATTCTTAGAATATCCAGAAGAAATTCTTTGATCATCCCTTGTATTGATTTCTTCTAACTTAAATGAATCCTCTTTAGATTGAGGTCTCATAACAGATTGTTGCGTATCAATAGAACACTTATAATCAATAGATTTTAAAGACCCAATCTTATGAGTCTCAAAATTGTCCACAATGAAACCACTCTTATAGCGATTATTTCCACTACCATCAATAACTTGCATATTTAATGCTTGTTGTTCTAGAACACTTAACGTAGTGTAATATTCTAGTCTCTCAATGCGTTTCTCCAACTTACCAATATCACGCATTGTATAGCGTTTATGGTCAACAGGAACGATTCTTACATCTTTATTAGATTGAGTATATGCTGGTATGTACATGTAGTACAAAGCAATAGCATCCTCAATGGGATCAGGCTTTGATGGATTGAGTGATGAGTTACCTTCCTTAACATGGAACTGACCTTTCTTATCTAAGAATAAACCATCAATTCTATTAAGATATTGAGTTTGTGAGAAAGAGAATGTAAATTCTAAATTATTATCTGGAGCAGGAGTACTAGAAACAACTCCACCACCACCTGAGAAAGATCTTCCACCAGAAGAATTTAATAATGTTGCTACATTAGATACATCTTGATATCCAGAAATAATTGAATTGTTATCTACTTTTGGTCTGTAATCTATAACATCTTTTAAAGATACCTTTCCTAATGCAGGAGAATTATATGTTGGTACTTCATTAGGACCAACACCAGCCTCATGTAAATATGAATCAACTGTACAGAAATCACCTTGAGTATGATCAAAATAATCAAAAGCAATTAAAAGTTGACCTGTAGGTGAATCAAAACCTGGTTTTAGAATAATTCTAGAAACATCATAAACAGTATCTCTCTGACCATCATCAAATGAATATCTATTTGTTACATCAGTACCAGTAACAATATTTCCAGCAGCATCAACTGTTGGAGGATCTTGAGTAGATCCTTCATAGATATATTTTAATTTAAATGCATCTGCATAAGTATAAGTTTCTACACTATTAGTATCATAATCTCTTCCACGGAAGGGGATAACTCTATCTCCTGGAGAAGTTATAACGATTCTCTTATTGAGAATTGCTGTCTTAATTCTTGGTTTTGCCTTAGTAACTTCCAAAGTAGCAGTTAACTTAAGAGTAGGATATGTTGTTCCTCCACTCAAAGAACCAAAGTAGCTATCAGGTAAAGTTAAAACAACACTACCAGATGTTAAACCACTTGCTGAATCAGTAGAAGCTGAAATAGAAACTTGTTGAGAAGTAACATAAATGATATCACCATTTTCAACTCCACTAGCATTACCCTTATCTAAGATAGTAATTAAGAAATTACTTTCATCAAAAGAAACAAATCTCTGTGTTCCAAATGGTAATTGAGCAGTAAATGTAATATTACCACCACTACTGTTACCTGGTGTTACAAAATCTCTTCTTGAATAATAAACAATCTTAGAATCTTCACTACTTGCTACTATTGAAGATACTTCTTTTGTACCTGTTTTATAAAGTAGTGTTCCTTGATTAAAATTCTTTATTGAAGGACGTATTCTGACAACACTAGTATTACTTACATCTTCTGGTAGTGCTCTGTCAAAATAAATTCTAGACTTCAATACACCAGAAGATTCTGTTGGGTATTGAACTATACACCTAATCAAGGTATCTGTGGTATCAGAAAACTGTACTACATCTCCTTGTTGTAGTACTTTTGTACTATCTCCACCAAAACCATTACATTCAATATACTTATTTCCTTTAGATCCACTAAATGTGAAATTTGTAACTGGTGTAACCTCACAATACTTTTCTTTATTAATTTCAATATCAGAAGTAAATACATTCTGTGTACCAGAACCAAATTCAGAATAGAATGACTTAACATTCTGTGGTGTATATGTAGTTACTGAATTTCTAACAAGAACAGGAGTGATTTTTGCTGATGCAGTTGGATTAGCAGCACCTTCTTTTTGATTTACAACAATAGAAGGAGGTCTTGAATATTCTACGTTTACAGATTCTCTTGCTCCACTCTTAATTGTTGCTTGAAGAAGTCTCTTACCAGTTGAAATATTAAGTTCTATTTTTGATGAATCATAATCAACACCATCAATTTTTAAAGTACATCCACTTTGTTCATATCCTTCACCTTGAAATGTAACAATAAAATGTGATATTGTATTATCCTTAGCAATTCTTACTGATTTATTATCTTCATCTCTAATAATTTCACCTGATTTAAAGTTTCCAAAAAGGGTTTTAACCATTAAAACCTTATTCTTACTATAGGAACCATCAGTAGAACCTTCTACAACACCATAAGCACCGCTTGTAATGCCATAAACATATTGACCAGGTACAAACCCACCACCAGACTGAATACTATCATCTAAGACGATTCTAGTGAAGAATTGTGGATCAAAGTAAGATAGACCAAAAATACTGTTATAAGTTGATGTTCCATCATTTTTTCTACCCTTAGATAGAATAATATCAAGATCAGTATTAAATCCTGATCCTCTTTCAACTAAAGTAAAGTTACTTGGTTTTGCAAGACCTATAATAGGAGTAATAGTTTCGTTGTAATCCTTAATAAATCCAAATGGAGTTGTATCATTCTCAACATCAGATTTAGTTCTAAAAAGTTCTCTATTACCATTATCAGCTGAATTCTCAGCATCATATTCTGTAAAATAATTATCTAAAAGATTTTTATCGCCAGTAATAGTTAACTCAAGATATGTTTCTGGATTTGAAGACGGATCATCAATATCTGGTCTTGATACTTCAGAATATCCAATTACATCAACATAGTTTGCAGTATCAGGAACTCCACTAGCATTTCTTCCTTGTACCCACCACAATCTTGATAAAGCAGATAATCTCTTCTCAAATGTATCTGTTGCTGCTACACCAGTTATAGTAGTAACAGTAACCAATATATCAGCACCGCCACCACCACCTAGATTGCCATCTGGTATTGTTACAACATTGGTAGCAGCATAATCATTACCAACTAAGTTTATAGTTACTGTAGCAGAACCATTTGCATCTACTACAACATTAAATGTTGCTCCTGATCCAGTTGCTGATGTTGTAGCAACATTAGTATATGTACCAGCAGTTCTAGAAGCGTCTGCTGTAGATCCATTATGAGTAAATGTTGCTATACCACTAGCAGCTCCATTAAGTGTACTTAAATTAATATTAAGTCCCTTCTTAACATATATTGTTTTAATGCCTTGATTTTGATCAAAGAAATTTCCTCTACGAGATACAGTCTGTTTGGAATCATTTTCAGACTCTGTACCATTCAATCCTATTGTTCCATCATTAAATGTAGAAGATAAAAATACAGTAGGATATGCAGTTAGTTCTGCTCCATCTGCATTAAGTGGTGTACTACCATATGTGTTAGTAATTCTATATGTTGGAAGTCCACCAGTCTTTAAACGAATATCAGACCTATCAAGAGTTTCTCTTGCTTTACTTATTTCTAAATATTTTGTTTCTTTATTAACAATTTCAAATCCTTTTACATATGCTTTACCAGCACCAACACTAGCTAGTAACTTATTTCCAGCATCAGTAGTGGACAATCCATTAACTGTCCCAAATTCGTCTAAAGGATATACTCCTAAATTTCCATCGTTCTGATAATATTCTCTAACATCTAATGGAAAATCTTCAACAACATAATCACCAGACTCATCATAAGTCCTTCTTGCTAAAGTTTGTTCAATTAAATTGTAATCTGTCTGTACTATCTGACTCTGTACAGATCCTTTTTTAACTGAAAGGATTTGGATAAAATTCTTATCTGTTATTTGATTAAGATTATACTTTACTAAAGTAAGAGAAATCTTTAACCTATTAGCACCTGGAGCACTATAGTTACTTGATCCAATAGCATTATCATACAGAGATCCATCTTCCTCTGCTGTAACAATACTCTCAGTAATCTTAAAACCTACTTTCGCAGATGGTTTATTATAATATTTGTCAACTATAAGAAGTTGCTCTGCATTTCTTACAAAATATCCATTTACAAAATAAATTCCTTCTTCTACCTTAACAGCAGAAGCATACCCCATCGCATTGCTCTCTAGGGACGCTGATATACCTGTGTCAGGATCAGTAATAGAAATACTAGTAGGAAGTACGCTTCCATCGGTTCCAACCACCATCAGTGGTGTATTAACGCCATCTACGACCTCTAAGGTCTCACCTTGTCTAAAGGTGTCTTCATTACCTGCATTACCACTATTTGTATAATTTACAAATAAAATATCAGAAGCAGTTTCTGTTGCAACATTAGCATCAATAACTGTTGCTGTTACACCAGAAGTATTACCCTTAAGAACCAATCCTTTTAATTGGGTAATATCATATTTTTTATATACTATCTTTCCATTAACATTAGTTGGTATCTCCGATACTGAAGATAACTTAACAAATGGTAATTTTGTATTAATTCCAACTTCACCTGGTATTACCAGTTCACCTTGCTTAAAGGCATATTTACCAAAACTCTCTATCTGATTTTGTAAAACAGACTGTAATGAGGTTAACTCTCTCGCTTGGATTGAATATCCAGGGCGAAAGAGCACCTTATAGAAGTTCTTATCTTGTGTAAAATCATCGTAGTATGGAGCTACGTTAAGGTTCGTCTTCTGAGGCATCTCACTGTTGTTCTAACTTTGGATTGGATAAATTAGAATTCAATTACAAGCTTGATGTCCTCTATCTGGTCAGCAGCTCTTGTAATCTGTCTTCTGTTCTCTATGTATACGATATCTCCAGAGTTAGGTTCAATTTCAGATGTTGCTTTACCCTCTACAAAAGAGACATCAGCAACTACTGAAGGTGTACCAGAAGTTCCTTCTGTAGTAACAACATTTCTTGAAGCACCAGAATCAGAACCTGTAACTGCATTAGCAGCATCAGATTCAAATGCACGTACTACACCAGAATCAGTGTGTACATTTGGTGATTGGAAATACTTGAGGATCTGATTGGTAGAATCCCAAGAAACAACAGTACCTTTAGCAGTACCACCAGTTACTGTCTGAGATATAACTTCATCAACAACATAATCAGAACCAGTACCGTTAAGTTTTAGTGCATGGGTTCCACGGAGTGTGCTATTAGCAGCATACGTTGTAGTACCATAATCTAAAGGATCTTGAATAATACCGATACGGCGGAAATCATTGTCTACAGGGAAATCTCCTTGTCCTTCAGCATAAGTTAGACGAACATTCGTCATAACTCTCTTAGCAAATAATTCTAAATCAGCGTCAGCACCATGTCCTCCTTCTGGAGAAAGAACAATTTCAATATTTGCAGATCCAGTAAATGCACCAACATTTGTTCCACTAACTACATCATTTGTAGTGTAAACAGTGGATGTTGATAAAATAATATTTGCATATGTATATCCTGTTCCTGCTGCTTCTATCTCTGCACTAACAACATTACCAGATCCATTAGTAGTAAACTTAAGTATACCACCAGTTCCATCTCCGTAGATAGGAGTGTAAGCAGTAGTAGTATTTAAACCAGATAATGTTCCAGCATCTCTAACTACAGCAATATGAACACCACCGTCAACAGCAAGTGCTTCTACAGCAGTTCTAGATGCCTCTGTCTTAGCAGCAACAGGCATAAAGTCTGTTGATAAGAAAGCAAGTACATCACCTGTTGGTATAGTAAACAAATGCTTCCAAACATATCCAGCAGTACCAGATGGTTCTGTGTATATACCAGTAGCGGAATCAAATGCACCTTGACCAGCACTAGGTTGTGACTTTGGTTCGTAGGTTACGTTTTGACCAGCAGTATTTGTAGGATCCTGTCCATTATAAAGACACTTAAAGACTTCATATGAAGAATTCATCACATAATACTTAGATCCAGACAATTGATTTGAACCTAAAGCAGTTGATTGCCCTATTCCACCACCTCCACCTGGTGTTGGTGAGTAATTAGGACGATACATATCAAACTTTGGATTCGTCTGTGTGTTCCAGTTATAACGAGGAACAACTAAGCGAGCATTATCACTAAGAATACGTTTGGCAGCGATTATCTCATCATATACATCTTTTTTCTCTACTTGATTGTCTAGAGGAATTGGAGGAATTTCTTCTGTTGCATATCTATAAGTACCTGCTTTAGCAGTAGCACCAGAGGTTTTACCAATTAAATCATCACCATAACTGGCAGGAACTGCTGTCGCAGTTGGTCCTACAAGTTTTAGTAGAACACTATTAGTATAAACTTCTTCAATAGTGCCTTTAAATGTTGCATTTGCATCATCTGCTTGGTTAGCACCATTGTGGAGGATCTCTCCTGTTTGAAAGGTTCCGCTTACATTGAATATCTCAAGGTAACCGTTCCATTTGGATGATCTTCCAACGAAAAAATACATTCTAGTACGATCAGCTGAGGCATCATCTGCACCTTCACCTAATGATTCTAAGAATTGCTTCGCATTGAAGATTCTAAATTTTTCTGAAATAATAGCTGCCATAGCACTGAGTCTCGTTTAGTTCTTTAATAATAGACGAATCTAAGGTTTATTTATACGTTTTATTTAGTACTCCGTATGAAGTCACCCACAGTATGACTCTCTATAGGAGAACCATCTACCCCACGTGTGCATCCAATAAAACGATCAGTTAATTTACTGGTATAAGAAATAGTCTCTTTACCAATTAAAATTTTACCTGTTGCAGGGAAGTTAGTAGTGTTGCAATAAACTACTGCTCCTGTTGCGATATAGCCTGCACCATTCGCATCAGGAAGATCTGAAGTATCTAGTTGACTTAGATAATTGTTAATGGTTGGATATGCAACATTCATTGAATATCCATCATTAGCCCAACCAGATCCAGCATAATCAGAGAATTCTAATAACTGGAAACCATACCTATCAAATTCTTCAATAGTATATTCGGATACGGAATGAGTTATATCAACAGGAGGATTTTGTGAGTTATCAGTCCAAGTAATAGTTATATCACCTGTATCCATAAACTTAGCACCTTCCCACATAAAGAATGCAGGTCTCATAGTCATATTATGTAGTGGAGGTATTCTAGTATTTACACTAGGATCATAATGACGATGATCAACAAATCCCAATTGATATGTAGTCACTTCCTCTCCAGGACTAGGAGGCATCCCATTAACAGGTCCAGGAATTGGAGGACCAGGTCTCTTATCAGTTTCCTTATCAATCCAAGTACTAAATCCCATTCTTAGATCAAGTGGACCTAATTCAAGAATACTTATTCCCAAAGAAGTAAGATCACCACAAGGAGGAACAGTTACAGAATCAACAACAGTTGGCCAGTATCTTACAATTTCTTGTGGAATTGCTACTGGTGCTGGTAAAGTAAATTTAAGATCAAATATATTAGTGATCTGAATCATCTTACCTGTCCAACTAGCATCTGCCCAAGGATAGTCTTTATGAGTTCCATCACCATCACCAGGTAAATCAGGTAATAGAGGGTCAGTTCCTACACAAGAAACACATGGATCAACACCCTTAATAGGTGTAATAATAACATGGACATTTAAGTTATCAACTAGTATCCTATTCTCAAAATCTAATTCAACTAGACTATCAATCTTCCTTCCATTCTTTTTAATTACATTATATTGTCTAGTAACAACAACTCTTGGAGATGTTGTATATCCAAATCCACCATCAGTAATAACAATATCAACTACAGTACCATGTTGAACAATAACTTCTGCTTTCGCACCACCACCATTTTTATCAACTGGTATGAATTGTAGTACAGGTGTACTATCATAACCATTAACAACATTATCATTCTTATTCCATGTGATAGAAGTAACTTTATCACCAGTTAATTGACATTCAACACTTAGACCAGTACCACGAGTGTCACCACCATACTTAGTTACTAATACATTACCATGAAAATCATTTGATACATCACCATCTAAATTATAATTCTTTGGTCTTACATATCTTGGTAATTTATTAACTGTTCTCCATTCTTCTTCACCATCAATCTTAATAAGATCTCCATTACGTAAGTTAGCACCACCTCTCTTTCTTTCAAAGAATGCATCGTCTGCTCTAGGAGTACCATATAACCATCTAGCAGAATTTCTCTGCATTTGATAATCATTTAAATCATCCCTTACTATGGATATACTATCAGTAGTTCCAGTAAGTTCATATTCATCACTAAAATCTGGTTTACCAGCAAAGAATACATTTGAAGCATCTAAAGTATGATTACTACCAGCTATTGTGACAATTAAAGTATTGGCAGTCTTAGTATACAGTTTAACATTACCAATAAACTTCCTAACTCCATTTATCTTCTGGTATGCAACCTGATGATCATTATGTGATAGATTATACCAAGTTACCCAATCAATAAAATCATTTGGAGAACCTGCATCACAAGTTAATTGAATTTCGTTGTAATATTGATTCCTTTCATAATCATATAAAGTAAGTGCAGTCTCAGCATCTCTACCATATAATGTGATAATATCTATATTATTTTCTGAGAATATTCTTGTATTAAATCTAATAGCAGGACCACTTATGGAATAAGAAACTCCATCTCTTTGTAATACACCATCAACAAAAACTAATGTAAATCTAGGATCATCAACGGATTTAATTTTTCCTTCTAGATCTTTTATTAAGAAAGGACCAGTAGATCCAACACTACTAATAGAAGTGTCAATAGTACATCTGTTATAAGAACCAATTCCCTGACCAAAGAATTTTTCAACTGCTAATGGTTCATAGACATTCTTAGTATTCCCACTTTGACCCCAAATAGGAGGTTCATCAAATACCACTCTATTTGGAATATAATTTCTATCAATAGTATATGAATTTTTAGTTTGAAGAACACCACTCAAAGTTAAAAATAGATCTTCATTTTCTATTGTTTCAACTGGACTACCATCAGTATAGAAAAGATCAAATATTGTATTATCTCCATTGATATAATCTGGATAACCAGTTTCTACTGCATCTGGTCCAGTAGTCATTATAGATCTAATAACATCATATAAAGTATCAAGAGCAGCAACAACATCTGCACACTTTGTTGGTCCTGTGTCTGTTAATATATCAGGATCAATATAACCACTTGTTAATTCATTGTTAATTGCTTCTTTAGCAATACCAACTGCATGTTCAAATGCTTCTAAAGTAGGTTCAAGTTCACCATCAATATAATCAAGAACTCCATTATTAAAATATTTCTCAACAGATCTCTTTGTTTTTTCATTACCACCAAACCTTAAGTCATGTGCTAAAGCATCTACAATAAATCCAATATCCCTAAAACATTTAGTACTTAAAGAGTTCCAAGAAAGATTTGTATGAACAGACTTAATATGTGCTAATGTTGTTTCTTGTATATACTCTCTATTTCTTTCCAATTGATTAGCAGCATCAAGCCATCTCCCATTTCTTTGGAAGATATTTCTAATTTTCTTAAGATACTTGAAATTTAACCCATCAGTCTTAAACTGGAATTTCTTAGCATAAAAAGTAACTCCAGTAAGAGGTGGTTGAGCAAAATTAATCTTATCATTAGTGATAGTATAAGCAACTCCAGGTTCTTGTAATATTCCATCAAGAGTTACAACCAATGCTTGATCGTTGTATGGTGTTACTACATTATTATCACTATCAACTAAAGTAAACTGTGTCGTTCCTTCTAAGTTACCTTTATTTGAATAAGCACCATCAAAAGATCCTGTAATACCTACTCCACCAGCAACTATTTCACTAGAATTTAAAGTATCAAGAGCAATAGAACCAACACCCTTTTCAACATTTAGATTATCAAGTAATACAATACTTTGAGTAATTTGTTTTCTAACACTCTCTACTGTTATCTTATTTTTATCTGGATTCCATGCTTGGATAACACTAACTCTACTTAAAGCAGGAGTATCACTCATTCTTGCTTTAGCATCAGATTCAATAAGAATCTCACCAAATAACTTAAATCCAGCAGGATGAGTTGTTTCCTTTATAAGTTTCCTCCAAGTCTCTATTGGAGTCTTTGATTTAATTGTATAAGAATAATCTTGATAATAATAGGAATCATGAATTTTCTGATTCGCATCACTAACCTTACCAGAATCAGAAGAATAATATCCTACATTATCAAAATTAGTTTGAACTACAGGAGAAAACTCAGTATAACTAATATCTTCAATTACTGCACTATTATTTCCAGCAAGTCCAATAATAGGTTCGTTGTTTCTAAACGATCCATTTACCTTATGTACTATAAGAATATTACTACCTTCTCTCCAGGAACTAACCTTTGCTCTGGCAACTTCTACTGATCCAATTTTTTGTATTATTGTTTCACCAACACTAAACGGTTTAATACCAAAATTAGATAATACCATTACAGTATTTGATCTAAAAGTAGAACTTAAACTAGTATCACTATGATATGCTCCACCATTATTAATTATTTTAATATTACTAGGTATACCAATATCTTTACTAGAAAGATAACATTTTACTGTATTATCAATAATACCATCAGCGTCATATATTCCAGTTACAATAGGAAGTTTTTTATAATCAATACCTATATTAGTAACATTTATTGATTTTATAGCACCAACAGCAAATGGAGATTTTGTATCGTATTTAATAACACCAGTTCCATCATGAGTAGCAGATACATCTGTAGAATACAATATTTTTGTTGGTGTTACATATAATATTGTTTTTTCTCCTTGTAAAGGATCATCAACAATATTAAGATAAGATTTTTCAGAATCTACAATGTTATTATTATCAAAGTAATAATATTTGTTATACTGATTATCAACCTTCTTAGTATATGTGTTAGAAGAAGTTCTAACTCCAAAACCCAATTTAAAATCAACAATATTACTAGAAGTCAATTTTTCTGGAGTATTTACATTAAAGTTAATACTAGGAGAAATATCAAATTTCTTACCACTCATTGATGAATGTGATATATCAAAATTATACTTGTAATATTTCTTAACATCAATTATTTTATTTCTTTCTCCATCAATCTCATAATAGAATTGTGGATCTGTAACATTCTTTATGTTTACAATTCTATTAATTGGTTGACTTTGATCTTTAAAGACAGAACTTAAAGTAAGTTTTGTAATATCATCGTAAGATAATCCATAACCATACTTGAACACAATTTTTTGAGTTGATGTATCATATGATACAATATATGGTTGAGTTGTATCAGCAGTCTCTTGATTGATTTGATATCCAACTGTAAAATTAAATCCTGCATCTACGAGAGTTACAGCAGTTCCATCATAATGATCTACAGGATTATCTCCTCTAGTTACTTCTAATATATTACCAGCAATAGTTTCAACGACTACTGTTTCACTTCCAATGATTAATTGATCTCCTATACTAAGTCCAAGAGAACTATCAACATTTAATTTATCACTTTCTGATGCAAATCCAGCATGATCAACTTCTATCTTCAATGATGCTGTATTTGAATTTGTTTTTCCTAAATCAGAGTCACCTACGGTCAATATATCGTACTTTTTATATCCAGATCCTCTGTTGCTTATTATAACCTTATTAACTATACCAGCAGCAGATACTTCAATAGTTGCTTTTGCACCAGTTCCATTTCCACCTGACAATGCAATATCAGTATAAGCTGTTCCTGGAGTGTAATCTGCACCACCATTCAATATATCAAATCTACCAATTCCACTATCGTTGAGAACCCTTGCTATGACTGGGATTTCAACGATTGCTTCTTGATAAATAGTACTCCTTACTTCATGTGTTGTTGTAGTAGTAGAATCTAATGGATTAATATCAATATTGATTTTTTCACCTTCAGCAACATTATGTGGTACGCTAGTCTTAATTAAAGCAACATTATCTTGTACTGAACTAATATCTAAATTTTCACTTAAAGAAGTAATAGAAATAATCTTAGAACCAGGTGTATTCAATAAATCTGAACTAGAAAGATATAAAGAATTGGAAATTACAAATCCATCATCAGTAACCTTAATCTTAACACTGTTCTGTGAGGAAGTAGTTTCTAATATCTCACCTTTAGCAACAGGAAGATTTACACCATCACCCAAAGAAAGTATAGCACCTTTAGTATAAGAAGAATCTTTATCTAGTAATAGAGTTACTACTTTAGTATCAGAAGTTAAAGTACCAGAATTAACCCATTCACCAGTAACATCTTCAATTGCAAACCTATTTCCATTAAAAACATCACCTACAACATATCCTTCAGATGTACCTTGAATAACTCTATCACCATCAAACAAATAAGCAGTATCACTTAAATTAATATAAAGTACTTTATCAGACTGAGACTTAATTGAGATTACTGATTTTCCTGTTACAGATTCAACTTCTGCTTCTGCACCATAACCATCAGTACCAGTATTATCAATAATTAATTTTGATCCAACTGTAAAATTAGTTCCACTATTTTCAACAATTCCAGAGGATATAGTACCACGACTTACTTCTCCTATTAGTAATGAAGTTCCATCTCCATTATTCTTACCAGACATTGCACTAGTCCTTAATCTCCTTGCAGTAGAAGGAAGATCGTCTTGTGACAATTCAGAATTGTAATTAGAATCAACTGGAAGTGAATAATAGTTCTCACCTAAGATGTAAGGGAATACTGGTACATTTGT